TTGGGAATACAAAGTACTTCACCAAATTCAATTTCTTTAGTATCAGGATCTATAGAGTAAGTACCGAATGTTTTAATATATTCATCAGTCTCTTCATAAATCCAACCTTTGGTTTTTGAGATCGCAGGTTTTAACTTATTCATACTATCTTTAGATAGCCAACCAGTATTAGACTGGGCATCATACCAGGTTAGTTTATCTTTAATAGGTTTGTAAGGAAAGTCTGTATTAACTTTTTTCTTTTTTTTAATGTAACGTCTTTGGGTCATTGTTCCACCAACAGAATGTATCGTGATCGTTTTGTTCAAACTTGTTCATAACATCCAAAGGAACTTTTGATCCTTCTTCGTCAAAGACTAATTGTAGGTAAGTAGAATAAATTACGGCTAGTGCCATAGCATCAGCAGCTCTTATTGAAAGATCTGGATTTTCCTTAGCAATAAAGTCACCTATTTTATTAGGGTCAACTTTCTTTAAAAACTTTTCAGAGTATCTAAGTTTTTTATCTGCTGGAAATTTTATTATTTTAACCATAATTTTTTCATACCTCTGGCGAGGATAATATATTCTTTAATTTGGGTTGCATGACAAAGTCAATGTGCTTTTTAATCTTAGGTACAAGTTTATTATAGACCATTACCCAAAGCATTGAATCATCATAGAAGAAATCAGGATTTTTCCACATTTCTGTATGATGTTTATAGAAGGTAGTAGCTATATCTAGTGGGTCTATTTCCATTTTTCCCCAAAAATCACGCTCCGACATACCACATCTATGTAAATAGTCGTGGTGAAGGAAGCATAAGGGAATAGTCCATTGGTCTCCTACCTTCTGCCCAAAGCCTCTATGCTGAGCATAAGTAATATGATGTGCTTGGACTGGAACAGACTGACATAAAATACAAGGGTTAGAAGCTACCCATTTAAGATATTTTTTGTCTTTTAGCTTTTGTTCCTTGTCCCTTGATTGTATTCCTAACTTTTGTGTACCCATAATAAATACATAGTGCTTGTAGACCTTCATGAACATAATGAGATGTTCTTCGTTCAGATCTTCTGATGTTAGCTGCTATTTCAATTATACTGAAATTTTGCCAACAAAACATCTTCATAATTTTAGTAGATTTAGGGCCAATTTCTTCAGCTATATCAACTAGCTCAAGAACAGCTCCTAAATGTGAAGCAAGAAAATCGGGTTTAGATCCATCAACTCTAACATCTGTAAGTCCACCACCTACACCCATTTCACTAAATTCACACATACGTCTATATCTAGATCCTGCTTCGTATTCAGGAAGAGATATTAAATTACGATTAAACATATAGAAAAGACGAGATTCACGGATATTAACTTTAACCTTCTTCTTATCTAATACAATATAACCAATCTCAGGTTTTTCTAAATGTCTCATAATCAATTAAATTAGTATTAACAAAATTTCTAAAAGATGTATTGCTTTTATACAACTTATTTAATCTATATACTCGATTCATATGTGAACAATTATGATGACGAGCAATAAGGCTTTTAACCCCGTACTTTTTGGACGGGTTTAACAGCCATGACATTAAGACCGAAAGATTGTATATTTTATACTCATCTTTAGATCTTATCCCTTTTTTTCCCTTGAGGGTATCAAGAGAAATGTTATAAGTACAACTTAAGTACGTTTGAATATTAATAATCATAGAAAGGAAACAATTATGTTGAAAGTTATAAAACATCATTCTGCTTCTGCAGGTAATACATTTATTGACTGTCCCCAAATGTGGATCATAGATAAATTATACGGATTTGAAACAGAAGAGAATGCTAGAATGAAGATGGGCCATACAGCTGAATATGTAGCGTATGACGCATTAACAAATCAAATCACTGATGAAGAGACTATTACAGAATCTGCAAAACATCAATATGTAATGAAACAGAATGGCAATGAAGCCGATGATGAATGTGGATGGTCTGCTGAAATAGCAAAAAGATTCATCAAAGAGTTAAAACAATATGGTAAAATAATTAGTTATCAAAAAGAATTTAATGATGCATATCCTGGTCTTGAGTTACCAATTATAGCTAAATTAGACTTCGAATTTGAAGATTATATTGTAGATACCAAAGCAACAGCTAAAGTATGGAGATATGCTCCTACTGCAGCTGATAGAAAATCAGGAAGAAAGGGTAAAATTAATCATAATTATCACCCAAAACCTGATCATCTTAGACAACAATTTCTCTATCGTGAGTTGTTTAAGAAAGATGCTTTATTATTATATGCTTCTGCTTGGGATAATTATACTGCAGATCTAGGTGATCATGTAGGTCATTTAGATACCATTATCCAAGCATTTAAGACTATAGAACATATACTAACTATAGCTAAAACTAAGGAAGACGTTGTCCGAATGTATCCTTTGACATTCGACAACTGGAGATGGAGATATTCACCTGGAGCCGAAAGTTTTGCAAGAAACGTTTGGAACAAAGCGTGGAAATAAGGTATAAATCGGAATGCAACGATTTGGATCAATTGTTAAACAACTAAATAGGAGAAATAAAATAATGAATGTAGAAACATTTGAATGTAGTCATAAAAAAGCATTCGCATCTAAGGAAGGTAATGGTAAATATAGTATTTACGTTACCAAGGATGATGGTAATGATATGACTATTTACGGAGAAGCTGTAGGAGCTGAAGGCTGGTCTAAAGGATCTAGACTTAAGATTACTGCTGCACCTCCAAGACAATCTAAAAGTGGTAAGTGGTATCAAACTGCTCAATCAGTAGAATTACTGGATGGACAGGTTGCAACATCTGTACCAATTCCAACAGTAACATCTACAATGTCAAAACCTGTAGATAAAACTAGTCAATGGAAAGAGAAATATAGATTAACTATGAGCAATCTATTGGCATCATCGTTACAATCAGGCAAAGAAGTAAACTTTGATCAGATTGATAAATATGTAAGAATGATTTTAGATGCTAAGTATGATGGTGATGAAGCACCATTCTAAAAGATTCTGATGCTATTAGCTGTTTCCTCCCTTTCTGGAAAAAAAATAGATGCATCGGATGCTGTGCAGGGTGAAATTCCCTGCATAGTTTGTAAAAAGAAATCAGCAATTATACATAATAAAAGATATTATTGTGGTAGTTGCTTATGTAAACATTTAGGAATTTATGAAAACAATATTAATGATACTTCATCTGTCTAACGGAGAAGTAGCAAAATTACCAATTACTTTATTATCTACACAAACTTGTAATGACAAAATGATAGAAATGTTAAGACCTAAAGATTCAGATGACCATGTATATTATAATGGACACCAATTATTAGTTCATTATTGTCAAACAGGTAGTGGAGAATGGATTAAATGAAATGGATTATAAGGCTTTCAAATTATATCTTGAGTGCTGTGGGTATTCCACTTGGAACAAAGATTGGAAAGTTAGAGAATCTTATGCTAAATATAAACAAACAGGAGAAATAATATATAATGATAACAGAAGAAAGACTAGAAAAGGCATTAGCGTATCTGTCCAAGACTGACGAAGAAAGTGCTACTGCAAATGCTAATGTTAAATATTTAGATAGATTACTTAAAAGAAAAAAAGCTTTGCATATTACACATAATGCAGAAGCTAAAAGTATATCTGCTAAAGAACAAGCTTTCTATGCTAGTGATATTTATAAAGACGCTGTTGATGAGTTGTTTCAAACAGAAGTCAAAGCTAGTACTTTAGAAAATAAACGTGATAAAGAAGGTCTAATCATAGATCTCTTTAGAACATTAGAAGCAAGTAGGAGGAAACATAACATATGAGATATATAGTAATATTATTTACATTATTCTTATTAAGTGCTTGTTCTATAGGGCCAAAATGTACATACACACAAGATGGTACAAAAGTTAAATCTTATTTTTGGTTTTATAAAGACAAGCCAATAGATCTTGATAAGGAAAATTGTTAAGTGATTTATAAATTTAAAGTCTGGGTATGGAGTCCATTAAAAGCTGAGATTCATTTATCAGCTAAAGATGATGATGAAGCTGCTAAGATATTCCAGGCTTTAGATTTAAGTAATTTTCAATGGGAGAGAGAACCTATGCTACATAATAGAACTACTTACGAAGTAACTAAAACTGATGAAGCAACTAAAAACAGTACCATCGTCTCAGACAGAACAAAAATTACCTGAAGAGAATTTATGGTATGCTGTTATTGCTCAAGCTTTAACTGATGCTGCATACGCAGGTAATCGTAGAGATCCTTTGTATGCTAAAAGAGAAGCAATTGAATGGATGACTACACAAGGAAAAGACTTTAAATTAGTATTTCATTATGCAGGTTACGAATATGAATATGTTGTTCGTAAAGTTCGTAAGCTTTTAACTATGGTTAAATATCAAATAACAGAAATTCAGATTGCAATTTTAACTAATAAAAAAACTCAATCCAAACCATCCGAAAGGTATAAACTTAGTTTTTAATGAGATATACATATACAGTAACTGATAAAACAGGTAATGTTGAAACATTAGAAGCTATGTCTTATAAAAAATTATTAAAAAAACTTAAACCATTAACTCAATATAAAATAGAGTATGTTAATAAAAAGAAAAATCATTTAGTTAAATTAATAACAACTAAGAAAAATAATGACTGATTTTTCTACTGATTTAAAACACCATGAAAATATGACTAAATCTAGTTATGATAAACAAATAGGAGGATCTCACTACCAGGGGTTTGTGATTCAGCCTAGTAAATTTGTAATAGAAAATAACTTATTATTTCCTGAAGGTTCAGCTATTAAGTATATTTGTCGTCACAAATATAAAGGTAAGAAAGAAGATCTACTTAAAGCTATTCATTTTATTGAAATGATAATTGAAAGAGATTATTCGTGAACGTTAGAAAGCTCTTTCATACGCATTTCTAACAATTCTTGTTGAATTTGTAAGACTTTAATCGCTTGTTGATTATCAATAATATCGCTAGAATTTTCTTCTATCTCTACTCCAGCTTCCATGTTCTGTGAGTTTTCTATTCTATCTAAAATTTCATAATACTTAATAATACTAACAATAATAGCTACAAACATTATGATTGTAAGAACAAAGATAGAGTGATGCTTTCGCATTAATAATTATTGTATTTGTCTCTTACAATTTTAACTATCTTAGTTGAACCCATATATACTTCTAAAACTGCATCTACATCACCACAAGCCATTCTAACATTTTGTGGATTAACAGATCTCTCTACTGTTCTTTTCATTTTAAGACAAGTACTCATCTTTTGATCTTTAATATAAGTATGCTCAATAACTCCACCTTGATAAAACATACAAAGAGCTATAACGCCTTTAGTTATGACTTCCATTTTGCCTCACTTTATCTTTTAATGTTTCTAAACCATTCATAATTTTATCTACATCCTTTTGTAATCTTTCAATATTAACTTTATTATTCATCATAGCATCTACTCTTTCTGTAATCTTTTCTAATTCAACTAAATTATTTTCAATTAAAAGATATTGTTCGCTATCTGCAGGCAAACTACCCATTTCACCTCTGGGCCATTTGATTGAAAACTCAACAGCTTTATCTAAATCTTTTTGCATAAGCTCTAATTGTGTTGAGTGTGAGTTTAATTTCTCAGTAATACCAAAATATGCCCAAACACCAATACCAACAGCTACTATAATGCTAATTAAATTTTTAATAGGCATTGCTATATTTGTAGATTCATTTACTTTCATTTCCACCCCATTAACTTTAGTAACCATTTTTCTATTATATCTATAAATTTTTTCATTTTCTAAACATTGGTAGAGAAGCTCCAGAATTATGATAACATTTTAAACAATGTACTTTAGAATCATTATAAACTACATAAGGGTAGTTTACAGGACGCTTACAAGTTTTGCATTCTTTGTTATTACACTTACAGCTTTTCTTTATATTTTTCTTTAAGACCATCAAGTTCCTTATTAGCTTTACCCAAATCTGCAGCAGCATTCTCTAACTTTTGTAGAGTTCGCTTTAGAGAAGAGTCTTTTAATTTACAAGCGTCTTCTAATTCAAGGATCTGTTCCTTGAGATTACGTACTTGTTCCTTATACTCGTTAATAATTTCTTGATAATCGGCTTGTTCCATTACTTCTTGCCGTTCCTAAATATTTGTGTTCCTTTAATACCAAAAATACTTGCAACTACAAGCACCCATAAATTGGTGAACCATTTCGGAAGCTCATGAAA